ACGCTTGTCGCCTTGCACCTGCGCCATCAACGCGAAGTGCTTCGGCATGGCGTCGGAAACCTCGATCAGCGCGCCGTTTTCGTCGATTTCCCAGCCGAGCATCTCCGCGAGAATCGAGTCCGGTACGTTCGCCATCTCAAGTTCGCCGGTGTAGCCGTTGTTCGCGGTGTACGAAAAGTACAGTGTGTTGTCGGCGTAAAAGTTCGTCGCTTCACCGACGGGCGTCGGCGTCCACCGAACGGCGCCCGGAATCGGGATTGGAGTTTTCCATGCAGGCTGTTGCGCGGCCTGGTCATCGAAAAAAGCGATATGGACTTTCTCAAGTCCGAACGTGACTTTGTTTTGTGACACCTTCATCAGCCTCCTATGAGCTTGATTTCATATATCACCTGATAAAGTTTTTCTTCCTCAATCCACGCCTCGACCTTTGAATACGGCAAGCCTAACTCCTTCAATTTGTTTTGGACCGCCGCCTCGGCTGCAAGGTCTTTCTTATTCGTGTAAAGCTCAATCTGAAAGTTCGACACCTCGACGTAGTTAATGTTGTCGGCTATGAGGTCACTGGAATAGGCGAACTGATAAGTGATGAACGGCGGGCTGACGGCCGAACTGAATGAGCCATATGCCACCGGCATACCGAGGCTTTTGAGCGCCTGGAACAGCTCTGCTTGCGTCATGGTCATCCCCCGTTCCGGATGATGCGCTTGATTTCGTCCGGCAATTTGGAGGCGTGTTTGTCGTATGCCGGCCGCAAATGTGGCCGAGCCGCCACCCGGCCGCCGCCGCGCTTCGCGTGTCCGAACTCGAGCAGGTGGACCAACATGTAGTGGCGCCTGTTCCATACAATTCTCCTGGTTCGTCCAGGCGCATCCCTACTTGTCTTTACGAATCCCCTGCGGTACTTCCCGGTTCGTTTCGGGGCGGTTCGCTTCACTTCCTGCAGCACTTCTTCGGCCACCTCGTCCACCTTGCTCTCGATTGCTTCTGTCACGTCCTCGGTATATTCCTGGACCGCTTTGGTGATCTCGGCGGCCAGGCGGTCGATTGGAATATTAGCCATCGGCGGCCACCCTTTCACAGGTGATCCTGGTTTTCTCTCCGCGTTTTTCCGTGCGGATAACACGGTACATAACACCATCATGTTTCAAACGTTCCTCGCCCTGGTACTCAAAGCTGTAGATTTCAAAGCGTTTGGTCGGTCGTAACCCGGTGACTGCGGCGTTGTAAAATTCTTGGGATGACACGGACAACTCGTTGGCAAACACCATACGCTCCGTCACGGTCTCGACTTGGTTGCCAATCTCGTCCTCGGTCACGGTAACGGATAGCAGGTAAATCACTTGGTCATGTCGCACCGTCGCTCACCGCCGGTGCCTGCGTATACTCGGCCGACAGCGTCAAATGTGCTTTGAGCATGTCATACGACTGCTGGAACCGCTCGGCTTCCGGGTTGTCGTAGCCGAAGTGAGCCTTGCAGTAAACCGTGATGGCCCGGCGGATGAGCGGGTCACCTTCGTCCTTCACCTTATCCTGATGCACCCCGGAGAGCTGCAAGTCTGCCTTGGCTGCCTCGATTAAACCCGTGATTTCATTGTCAAAGGCGCTGCTGGTGATGCGCAGCGCCAATTTAACGTCGTCAATCAGGGCCACGACTACCGCCCCGCTTTCGCCGTTTCGGCTGCTCACCGGAAGCATCAACCCCGGCAGATTGCTCCACCGGGGCTTTTTCGATGAGTCCGTGCCGCTCAAGATAGTCGGCGTGCTGAACATCGGACACCAAATACGACTTTCCGCGCAGGTAGGTGCGGCCCGTGAACGGGTCCACAAAGGACCGCCTCACTCGGTACATCATCAGGTATCACGCCCCTTGCGAGGCGGACTTCTTCACGCGGACGAAGCCGTTCCACTTGATGACGTTACCACCGACGTACACCGAGCCGCGGTGCGCCACTTGGCCCGAACGGAATTTGTAGTCGGTGCTGCGCTGGACGTCGATCTCGGAGAAGATGGCCAAACCATAGTTCGAAAGGTGACCGTAAGCCATGCAGTAGGTGCTTGGCGCCGTCGAACCGCCGGACAGCACGCCGCAGGCGCTGTTCACGATGAAGGGGATGCCATCGATCAGCCCGGTGTTGCCATTGTACTGGATCGTGTGAATCCGGTTGCCGTTGCCGTCGCGCAGCTTCGCAAACGCCTTCAGGTCGGCCTTGTTCAAAATCAAGACGGCTCCAGATTCAACATCCTCTTCGCCGCCGTAGCTGAAAATGATCTCGTCCAGCGTACCCTCATCAATGGTCGCCAGCGACAAATCCGTCGACGGGTCAATGGCGCCGGCCTTGGGATTCGAGCTGGAATAGTTGCTAGCAAAAATACCGGTGATGCGGTTGCTGGTACCGGGACCGACCAGAATCTGCCGAGCGAGACGCTTGCGCAGTGCGATCCGCACGCCATTAACCACCTCGGCGTCATAGTCGATATCCGGCAGCTTCAAGACGCCCTCATCCTCTTCGGTGTACACCGTGATTTTGCTCTTGTTGATGCTGACAAAACCAAACTCGGTATCGGATTCATGATAATCGGCATCGTCAGCCACTTCGGCGCCCTCTCCATATCCGCGGACATACGAGCGCTCGAAGGCTTCACCGCCGATCCGCGGGAAGATGCGGACCAGGTCGACGAGCGACGACACTTCATTCCATGCCGGCATCACGTCCGTGCCATACCTGATCGGCACCAGCACACCTTCAGTTGTGAGCTTCACGGCATTCATGGCCTTCAGGTCGCAGCCACGCTCCGGAGACGCCGAGAACCCCCAACGGGTGATGACGCGTTGCGGCTGATCTGCCATCCGATCGATGACCCTGCCTTGGCCGCCAGGCGCCGGCATGTCATCTACAGGACCAGCCACCATTCCGGTCCGCAAGTCGGCCAGTTGGTCTTGCAGCGCCCGCGCGTTGGCTCGAGCAACGATCGCTTGCTGGTAGGCATTGTCCAGTTCCTCGATCTGCGCCTTCACCTGGTTGAACTTATCGACGTTCCCCTCGGCGGCATAAGCTTCAGCCTCCGCCACCAGTGCTTTGCGCTTTTCAACATACTCCTGACGATTCATCTTCTTCTCGAACCTCCTTGATTTTGATGAGCTCCAGCTGGAGCTTTAGAGTGTTTGCGGCCCGTCGTTGAGCCTGGGCCAAATCAAAAAGCCGGCGCATCGCTGCGTCGGCTTTGTTCAAGACTGCCAGTCGGCTAAACGAATATACCGGCGCCGCCCTGGCTGCCGCCGTTTCCACGCCGCCATCGGCATAAAGTATGCCGTCGGCGAATCCGAGTTCGACAGCCTTCTGGGCGCTCATCCAAGTCTCTTCGTCCATGAGGCGGGAGATTTCTTCCCGCGGACGGCCGGTTTTGAGTTGGTAAGCATTAATGATTCCCTCTTTAATCTCATCCAGCACACCGGCCATGTGCCGGAGTTCGGCGGCATCGCCGGCCGCATGGACCCATGGGTTGTGGATCATCATCACGGCCGCCGGCGACATCAACACCTCATCACCAGCCATCGCGATAATGGACGCCGCCGACAATGCCTTGCCGTCGATTTTGACGGTGACTTTGCCCTGATGTTCTTTCAAGGCGTTATAGATGCCGGCCGCCGCCCACACGACGCCGCCAAGGCTGTCGATCCAGACGGTCAGGTTCTTGCCCTTGTGCTGGGCCAGCTCCTGGCGAAATGCGTTTGGAGACGTATGCTGGATGCCGAACCACTCGTACAACCAGCTGTCATCATCGTCAACGATCTCGCCATCGATTCGCACCTCCACTTCATTGTCAGACTTCGCCAAAAACCGCCAGAATTTCACTGTTCGCCCTCACCTCCTTGGCCGGATGTATTGGCATCATTCACAGCCGCAGTATCAAGCCGCCGGATGGGCTGATCACCCCCCGGAAGCGGCGGAAGATTGAGGATGCGCCGCCACTCATTCGGCGTGAGCGCCCCGCGGTCAACCATCTGCACCAACCCCAGCTTGGTCTGCATGCTCGCAAATGTCAGCGAAGTGGCATCGAAGACGATTCGGTTACCGAAGCCGCGCTCGCGCCGGGAAAACAGCTTGCGCGTGAACTCCTCCGACATTTGCTGGGCCAGCGGGGCAACCTCGGCCTCGAAATAGGCCAGCCATTTGTTTTCATCGTACCTGGCCTGAACGATGTCATCATTGACCCGGAAAAACGAATATATCCGCTCCACCGCCCGTTGTTGCAGCGGAGAAGACGGAACAAACTGCTGTCCTGTATCCCGCATCGGCTCCACGTCGAACCGGCCATCTTGCGGTAGGATGCCTGTTTCGTTCTCCAGGCTCAGGTACTGGTCTGAGAATTCTTTGATGTTACGGCGCATATCATCCGGCTTCAATGGCTGCTTGAATTTCAACAACCACCGGATGAACGCTGAGCGCTTTACAGCCTGGACAATGCTTTGATCTGAAGCGTTGATAACTTCCATTAGTTGCTTTAGCGCCTCCGCTTTCGGCGCCCCGAAGACGTCGTTTTCGGCATACTCATCACGAAGATGAATGACATCCGAATACGGCAGTTCGAGCAGTTTACCATCCGTCATCTGAAACCTCATCCGCAGTTGGCCATCCGGCCAGACCACAGCCTCAGCCGTCGCCGCCGGGATGATGTACAGCTGTGCCGGCAGGCCGTACTCATCGCGGACAATCTGCACAAAGGCGTTGTTGTTGAGTTGCAACAACGTCGCTAACCTCTCGCGAAACATCTGGCCGCCGCAATAAGGATTCGGCTCCTCAAGCAAAAGCCGCAGGTACGGCTCAGGATTGATCTGCATACCTTCAGCAGTCTCACGGATGTGCATGGCGGACAGTGCACCAATTGCTTTCGCCTTCGGCCGGATAGCCGCCCGGACAATGTCGCTTTTGTAGAGCGAACCATCCCAAGTTCGATACCATCCGCTGTTTTCTGTGATGAGCTTCACGCGCATCACCGTCTCGGTGCGCTGTCGGTTGAAAATGCGATTAAACCAGCTCACATACTCACCACCTCTGGTAACAAGAAACCGCCCTCAGAGAGCGGCTCATGGCTGATAGGTTGCGAAATCGTCTTTGCATTTCAGATATGCGACATAGGCGTTCAAAAACGACGTGTAACCGTCTATCCGCGCCTTGCTGGATTTCTTGTCCGGCGCCACGTTGTTGTTGGCGTCCACCCTGGCCGCTGTGTTCGTCACGCACCACCGGAACAGGCCGTTGTGCCGGCTGAAAACAACCAACTTGTCTTTGAAGAGGGCCCGGGTTTCTTTCATCGGCGTCGACAGCGTCTGAGCACCTTGCGCCACCTCGAACACAACGCCACGGCCGTCCTTGTCCTCCCGCGGGAATCCTCGCATCTCCATCTCCTCAGCAAAATCGGCAAAGTGCCAGCGGTCGCCGCCGATTTTCCAAAAGACAACGCCGTACTCCCGGGCCAGCATCTCAAACCAAGCCGCTACATCCTTCCGGCTGACCAGGCTGCCCTCACAGATGTGGAGCAACTTGTCATTCAGCGGATCCGAAGCACCGGTCCTGGTGAACGCCTCATATGCCATCTGGTCGCGCTTGCTGTTTTGCTCCAGGCGATTTCGAGCAATGAAATAGCGCTGAAACACATGGAGCTTACCATCGAATGGCACCAGTGCCGTAGCGCAGCACAAGTCCGTCGTCTCGGCCAAGTCGACGCCACCCACCGCATACTTGTCACGGAGCATGTCCAACGACATGTCCGCGGCGCATTGGTCAATGACGTGTAGATCGAAGAATGCCACGGCCGTCGACGACGCCCGGTTTAAGTGTTTGGCCAGGAATGACGGCAACATCGACGGGTCTGCAACGGTCTTCTGGAACTCTTCCCGCAGATACCGGAGCGTCGGCCGGCCTTCTGGCAGGCCCGGATTCGACTTGATCCAGCACTGCTCATCCGTCGGGTCGTCGTCTTTGTCGATGCGGAAAATCATCGGAAACAATCGTTCATCACTCTCACCATTCAGCCTCTTTTCGCACCGCTCCAAGATGGAGTCAAAAATGCTTTCCCGCACGAATCCGAACGTGCTGATGATGATACCCAGCGGTTGCGTCCGGGCACCGGTCGCCGACGTGAAAACGTCGTAGGTGTTCCGGTCCGTTATCGCATGGCACTCGTCGATAACATAGCAATGCGGGTTCAAACCGTCTTGGTTTTGGCTGTTCTTTCCGCCCGGCTTCATAAAGCTGTTGGTGGCCGGGAATAGCAACATCTCGGCGTTGTCCCGGTCGCGTTTCGTCCGCCAATATCGGCGCGGGTCGTCGGGCGGCGTCAAGTGTGGACTGGACTGGAGCAACGCTTTGGTGTTTTCGTAGACGATGGCCGCCTGACTCTTCACCGTCGCCAGGCACCAGACTTGCGCTGCCGGCTCACCATCGAGCATGAGCATGTAGGCAGCCAACGCACTGATGAACGTCGACTTGCCCCATTTCCGAGCAACGAATAGCACTGCCTCCCGGAAGTATCGAACGTCCATATCCAGTTCCGGGTCGTGCCACTTGATACCAAGCACGCACGCAGCGATGTACTTTTGCTCAATAGACAGCTCAAGCGGCTTGCCGGCCCAACGGCCTTCACGGTGCCGAAGCATGCCGCAAAACTTGATGAACGCATCGACATCCGTCGGGTCATAGAAAATGTCATCGCGGGCCAGTAACTCCTCGATCATCCGCTTCAGCTTGCGGATATCTTCGCCGAAGCGCTCGGGATGGTGGTTGACGTAATCATGCCATTCCTGGATGTACTGCGGTAGCCTACTTGACCCGTTGGATGCGGCTTTGGACGAGCTTTTCGAACGGGTTCTGCTCGTCTTTGCCACTGTTTCCCTCTCCTTTGACCGCCGATCCTGCCAGTTCGGCCAACTGCTTGCATGTCGCCAGGTACTGCCGCGCCATTTTGTCGTAGTGCTGGGCCGCGGCACGGACTCTTGTTATTGGCGGAGAGTTTTCGCTGGCCTGGTAGACCTCGGTGGAGCCGTTCTTGTTGATGTCTTCTTCCAAATCCTCCAGCTCTACCCGGAGAAATGCTGCCCGTTGGATAAGTCCGTCGACCAGCCTGAGCATATCTTCAGGCATTCCAGCCAAAATCTCCCGAAGTCGCTGCTCTTCGGTCGAAATACGTTCAAGTCGCTTCTTCTTGCTCCTTCTCGGCACAAAATCACCCCTTTCTAAAGACACCCGGGTCGTGCACGCGCGAGCCGCGAGTAAAAAGTTAGG